CAGATGTAGAGGTTTACAAGGTTCATCCAATGTGGGGCATGGAAGAGGATGAGCGACGACGAATGATCATCAACCGGGCTGCGAAGGGCGCCAGACAGACCATTCTCGAATCCATGTAATCGGTGCGCAAATGAGTACTAGTGAGCGAGTTGCTGCACTGCGGGATTTTGCTGAAAAGGGTTACCACAAGGCGAAGGCCGCCAAGCTACTAGGGATTACGAGAACGGCGGTTGGACGGCTTTGTAAGGCCAACGGCATAGAGATGGTAAACAAGGCTTGTACCAGGGACATAACGCTCAGGCGCGTTGCGGCCATGAGGGAGATGGCGAGTCTAGGGTGCACAGCAGACCAAATTTCGATCTTGCTCGGCATAGACACGGCTAGGGTTTCGCAGCTTCGGATCAAGTACGGAATCCCCATATCCCCTGCCAAGAAGGGAAAGAGGCCATGGCTTCAGAACCGTATACTGAGGGACTTCGGAAAGTCTGGGATTACCCCTTCCATAATGGGCGCCAGATACGGAACAAGCGCCAACAGCGTGAGTGTGCGAATGAACCAAATGCGGAAAGAAGGAAAGCTACCGCCAGTGCAACAAAGGTGTTGACGGGCAGGTGTTGTCACATTATGGTGTAGTCATAAATCAAGGAGATGACTGATGGCGAATATGAGCTACTGCCGGTTTGAAAATACCGCTCGTGACATGGTGGACTGCGTCGATAATTGGGATGATGAACTGGAGGGGCGAGAGGCAAAAGCTCGACGCCGTATGTTGGAACTGGCATCCGATATCTTCGACTTGTGCGGCATCGACTATGATGCTGAGGAATTCGGTAATGCAATCGATGAACTGTCAAAGGAGAGCGCGTGAAGCAGAAAGACACAAGGAAAGGCGACCGACACCGTAAAGGTTATTGGGGTCCATATCTCAAGCAATACCGAGCGCGGAAGAAGGCAGAAAAGCTTTCGCAAACTCCATCCATTCCCAAGCCCAACTAAACACAACGAGAGACTGATATGAGCAACAGCATTAGGCATGGCTATGAGACTCGTGAGCTTCCCGATTATGAACCAAGTCAGGTTAAAACCAAGGAAGAGGCTGGGATCGAAGACCTTTCCCGGTCGATGAAGGCCAAGCTCGACCAAAAGGCAAGGGAAGGGCGTCATGGGTGGCACGACAAGCGCCTGTGCTCGGCAGAGGATTTGTCACGTATGCTTCGCGAGCATGTCGAGAAGGGCGATCCCGTCGATGTCGCGAACTTCTGCATGATGCTTCATTGGCGCGGCGAACGTATCACCTAACCCAACACAACCTGAGCGCTTGGAGGCTACAGATGACAGACGAGACGAAACATAGTCCTGAATGGCACAAAGACGATAACGGAAGGCTGGTATGCTACCATCCCGGACTTGAGGCTGGACTATTGTCGAGTAATCTTCCCGATGGGGAACTTGAAGCGAATGAGGCGTTGATATTGGCGGCTCCGGACCTTCTGAAGATGCTCAAGCATGCCGTTCATTGGCACGATCAACTGAAGGCTGAAGATATCGCTCGATATATGGCCGTTATCGACAAGGCCGAGGGTCGTTCCAAATGATCAGAACACTCCCCATCCTCGCAGCCCTGCCTACTCTAGCAGCTTGCGACATTGAAAACATCATCAATCCCGGTAAGGCCAGTCGAGAGGCTTGGGAATATCGGCAAGCGGGCCTCATACAGACACCAATCACTCCACAGCCTACTCAAGTAGCAGAAATACCCGTTCCTGCCGCTGTAGACGTTCCAGAGCCTGTCTATGTGGCTCCTGAACCGCCAGCGCCGTATGTGCCGCATCCGCCGACCTGCATGCCCGTGTACAAAATTGTAGCATGCGGCCCTAATGGCGAAACCATCCTTTTGGAGACGTGATATGAACGAGGACATTGCAATTGGCATCGCCATCTTTCTGGTCTTCGCCGGGATCGGCCTTGTTATCGCACTACCAATCTTTGCATTTTCAGCGGCTACGTGGTTCCAATGACCAATAACCTGAAAGCAGAACGGACGCTCACTGCCTTTGATGCATGGTTCAACGAGAAAGAGGGATATTCTCTTCGGTCTGAGCGGTTCGATGGCGATGTGGAATGGCTAAAAGCAGCTTTCGAGGCTGGCGCCCTATCCACACAACAGCCCATGGGAGGGGGGAGGGTAAAGCCTCTAGAGTGGAATGAGAACGGGATCGCCAAGACCATTATTGGGATTTACTGGATAGGTCGAGCAGGCGGCGACTGGCGGGTGTTTTTCCAGATCAACATTAACCGTGAATCGATCATAGCGACAGGCTCTGCGTCCGGCTTTGAGCAGGCGCTTATCGAGGCTAGGGCTGCGGCAGAGATTGATTGGCAGGAACGCGGCAGGGCTGCTCTGAATGAACTCGCCCTCCACCCCAATCAGGAGAGCGGCGAATGAATGAGGGCTTGTTCTAACAGTTCTAACGTGTTAGAAGTACGGAATGAGAGTTACATGCAAACACTGCGGCGGGCCACATCCGGCTTTTGAATGCCGCAAGAAATCGACGGCAGCACGGAAGGACGTGCAGACTAAAGCCAAGGGTGGCAGCTTCGTGCACAAAGGCGAAGCCCAAAGCGATAGTAATTCGGTAGCTCAGTCGGGAGAGCGTCTGCCGGACGGCAGAAGGTCGGTGGTTCGAGCCCATCCCACAGCAGGTACTCAAGCCCTGCCCGTCGATACTAATTCCGCATCAGCGGAAAACAAACCTCATCTTACGGCTGGACCTAGTGCGCCAGATACGGGGGTGGCCGTAAATCATGCGGCATCTGGTGGCCCCGCAGAGGCAAACGGGGCATCCAAATTCGATCGCAAAGCATGGATGCGAGACTATCAGCGCAATTACATGCGGAACGTCTATCGTCCAAAGCTAAAAGCCTCCAAATCCAACCCCAATACCCCAGAGAGGAACGATGAATGAGTGAGGGCATCAAGGCGTTCGCCAATTACGAGTGGGCTTGGGATAACTTGCCCCAAGAGGTTCAGGATGCATTAAACGCAGACTGGATAGCGTTGGAGGAGGCTAAGGCCTTGGTAGTCGAGGCGAACAATAGCCTATACGGATCGCAGGGGTATTTCCACTATCTGAACGGCGGAGCCTTTGACAAGTATCATCTAGCAACAGGCATTGAGGCTCTGAAATTCAGTTCTCGGCGAGCTCACACCTCCCAAGCCCGTCTATCCGAAGCAGTGAAGGTGCTGGAAGAGATAGCGCAGATGCCAGGAGTTAACGGAGGCCACTATGACATTGGAGAGGAGTTTCGGAATACTCAGTCATTGCGCCTAAATGAGCAATGTCGCGTACTAGCCAAGTGGTTCCTAGCTACTCTAGGGGAAGATACATGAAGGAGGAGGTTCCGAACCGGCCAGATGATATCTCGGTCGAGGCGTGGGAACTAGCCTATGACACGAACCACGCTTTATGGGCAGTTTGCGACGACGACCCAGATGATGTTAAGTTCTGGCAGGACACGAAGGTAATTGCCCATGCCCTCCTCCATGCCCGCTCCCAAGCTTTCGAGGAAAGCGCTAAGATAGCGGATGATTATATCGTCCCTGACCCTGAAAATGCATACCTAGAACCTTCTGAAGAGTGGACCGCTGCATTTCAAGCAGGAGCTAGATCTATTTCCCAAGCCATCCGCCAGCATTCCCAGAAGGGGAGAGACAAGTGACCTTAACCGAAGAGCAGGTCAGAGCTATTGATGATCTGGACGCAGCGCTGTGCCAGTTCCTGAACAACGTAGGCGATGAGTACGATCCTCGTGTTTGGATTCCGAGTATCAAGCGCAATTTTGCAGACCTTGCAGTAGCCTACAACGAATGCCACAAAGCTGGGGTAATGGACCTCATTCGAGCCATTCAGTCAGTTGGCTATGACCCGGAAACGCTTCGCCCATACCCATCCTCCAAAGCCCTATCTTCCCAACCCCAGAAGGGAAAGAGTGAATGAGCCCGCTTCCGTTTGATGTAACTGTACGCCGTCCTAGTGGATTCTCCGATCCAGAGTTTTACGAGAACGATGTAAAAGTTCTGCAATTCGTGTATGGTAAGCATCAAGACGCAGGTGGGTACAACAAACTCGGCGAATGCATGTTGGCTGTCTGCGCGTATCAGGACCAAATTCTGGCGTTTCCGATATCATGGCTGGTTACGACATGACGCTAACCCTTTGTATTATCTCTCTATTCACATACGCCTATATCCGTGTTCTGATCAAAAGGTACGTGTGAGATGGGTGGTGGACCTATGTCGGCGTTAGGCATCTCACTTGACAGTGTAGCACTACAGCAGTCCGCTTCGAATGTGCAGCAGAGCCTTGCCAGTGCGCAGTTGGCCAATCAGCAGGCTGCATTGAACCAGCACCAGCGCGCAACAGACCCAATGTCTTATGAACGTGCTATGCAGGCCAGCGTACTAAACCAGGGCGTTCGCGGTGTCGATACTCGTAGCGTCCCTAGCACAGCCGCCTCTCGTGTCCAGAAAGCGGATTGGGAGATGGAATACGACCGCAAGGATCGTGAAGTAGACGAGATGATCGAACGGCAGCGACAAGAGCGTGAGCGTGTTCGGATTGAGGAGGTGAGCCATGTGGTGGAAGCCGAAAAACATAGTGAATCTGTTTCCGGAAGTTTCGGCCACGATGGAGGCAATGAGGACTAAAGACCCAGAGCTTGCGGAATCCATATTCGGACTGTCCATCCTCGACGGGATGGACAAATGGTGCGAGAAGTACCCAGAGGATTTCCCGGAAGGCGGATTTGGAGTTCCAGGCCCACACAACATCATGACAAAGGAAAACGGGAATTACCCAAGAGGCGAGGACTGAAGCGGTATGAAGCCTAATAATGCGGAATCGCCTAATGGTAGGGCAGCGGACTTTGAATCCGGCAGTGTTGGTTCGACCCCAGCTTCCGCATCCAGCCTTGTAAAAACCACAGAACGCCATTAACATACGCCCATCTCTAAGCGTCGGAGAACACACCATGCCGCTAAAGAAGGGCAGTAGCCCAAAGACGGTTTCATCCAACATAAAGACTGAGATGAGCCACGGCAAAAGCCAGAAGCAAGCCGTAGCCATCGCCCTTTCAGTTGCAGACAGAAGCAAGCCTTCCAAAAAGAAGTGATCAGTGTTAACTTCGCGCTCTGTGACCAAGCTAACTAAGCAGTCAGGAGTAAGCCTAAGCAAAGGCTTAAGTGAATTTAATGGCAGGTAGACCACCAAAAGAACGATCCTTCGCTAACATGCTGAATATCGCCATTAAAGAGGCGGTTGCAGATGGATCGGATAAGACCAAGCTCAGGGCAGTTGCTGACGCTCTCGTAGACAAAGCAATAGGTGGCGATGTAGCCGCCATCAAGGAAATCGCTGAACGTCTGGACGGCAAAGTTCCTCAGGCTGTAGTAGGCGATAACGACGAAGACCCTATCAACCTCATCGCAGAAATCAGGCGCACCATTGTCCGTCCTTCAGATACCAACGGCTGAGGTATTCGAACCTCTCCTGGCTGAAGCGAGGGATAAAGGCGCATGGGGCGGTCGCGGCTCTGGGAAGTCACACTTTTTCGCGGGCCTGATGATCGAGGATTGTCTAGCAGAACCGGGCAACAACAAGGGAGAAGGGCTTAGAGGCGTCTGCATTCGTGAAGTGCAGAAGGACTTGGCCCAATCCTCAAAACTCCTCATCGAAAGCAAGCTATCCGAATTAAGCCTAGGCGAAGCTGATGGCTTCAAGGTGTTTCGTGATGTGATCAGAACGCCAGGAGACGGCCTCCTCATCTTCAAGGGTATGCAGGATTACACCGCAGAATCCATCAAATCGTTGGAAGGCTTCAAGCGGGCGTGGTGGGAAGAGGCCCAATCAGCGACAAAACACTCCATCAAGCTCCTGCGCCCAACAATGCGTGCTCCCGGCTCTCAGATGTGGTGGAGTTGGAACGCTCGACGCAAGACCGATCCGGTTGATGTCATGCTCCGAGGCGTTGAGAAGCCGACCGGGGCAATTGTTATCAAGGCCAACTGGCGAGACAATCCTTGGTTCAGTGCAGAGCTAGAGCAAGAGCGCCTAGATTGCCTGCGCATGACGCCAGACGACTATGAACATGTTTGGGAGGGTGGCTACGTGACAGTTGTTGATGGGGCCTACTTCGCCAAGCAGTTGCGAGACGCTGCGAACGAGAACCGCATTTCTAATGTAGCCAAAGACCCGTTGATGACGATCCGGGCATTCTGGGATATTGGCGGCACTGGCGCTAAGGCCGATGCGTGCTCAATCTGGATCGCTCAGTTCATCGGCAGGGAAATCCGCGTCCTAGACTATTACGAGGCTTCCGGGCAACCACTTGCTACGCATGTTCAATGGATGCGTGATAATGGTTGGAGTAAAGCCCTTTGTGTGTTACCTCACGATGGCGCTACAAACGACAAGGTCTATGACGTATCTTACGATAGTGCCTTGAGAGATGCGGGGTTTGAAACAGAAGTGGTTCCGAACCAGGGCAAAGGTGCAGCCAAGATGCGGATTGAGTCCGCTCGCCGCCTATTCCCCAGCATCTGGTTTAACGCAAGCACCACAGAAGCAGGCCGCGAGGCGCTAGGCTGGTATCACGAAAAGAAATCCAGCGATGATCGCAATATCGGTCTAGGCCCTGAGCATGACTGGTCAAGCCATGGTGCTGATGCCTTTGGCCTTATGTGCGTGGCTTATGAGGAGCCGCGCCAGAAGCGAGAAGCTAGGCGCCCTGCCTTCACCGCAGGTGGGTGGCTCGGATGATGCAGTCTCAGGACTACCTCGAATCCATCTTCAAGGCTGAATGGCGCAAGGTTATGGGAACGACTGTTGGGGATGGCTATCATCTCCTCAAGTTCCTCCGCTCAAGCGCTCGACGCCTCAAGGACCACTTCGATATCGCTGGATGGCCGGAAACCGACGAAGACATAATCCCCTACATTCACAGGACGATTGAGCGTTATGGCTAAGGAACCCAAACAAAAGCCGCGTAGGGATGATGACATTCTCTCTCGTGCCCGCAAGCGCTTCGACCGTGCTGAAGAGCATGAGCAGGATAACCGTCTGGCCTATCGTGCTGATACGCTCTTTGTCCGTGCTCGTGATCAATGGCCAGAGAATATCCGCAAGCAGCGCGAGCTAGAGGGGCGTCCATGCCTAACCATCGATAAGCTGGGGCCAGTGGTTCGTCAGGTTGTCAATGATGCTCGTCAGAACAAGCCGTCCATCAAGGTTCACCCCGTCGATAGCCACGGCGACCCGGAAACGGCAGAAATCATCAATGGTCTGATCAGGAACATCGAATATACCAGTAACGCAGACGTTGCCTATGATACGGCCGTCGAGTGCGCGACAGGTGGCGGCTTTGGCTATATCCGCGTAGGCATTGATTACGCCTACGATGATAGCTTTGACCTCGATATCACCATTAACCGCGTAGCCAATCCTCTAAGCGTTTATGGCGATCCTAATTCCACCGCTGCTGATAGCTCGGACTGGAATGACGCCTTTGTGGTTGATCGTCTATCGAGGGAAGAGTTTAAGCGTCAGTATCCCGATGCGGTTGTTACGGATTGGGACAGTGATGCATGGACCGAAATCACAGGCGATTGGCTCAATGAAGACGGCGTTCTGGTTGCTGAATGGTGGACGCGCGAGCCGTCAGAGAAGGTTCTGGTCAAAAGCACCGATGGGCGAACATTCAATGAGAAGGATTTGACCGAGGACCCTGACCTTGCGTTGGCACTGGAAACGGGCCTGATTACGCTCGCTACTGATGAACTCGGACAACCCATCCGCCGCGTGGTGAAGTGCCATAAGGTCATTCAGCGCATCATGAATGGTGCGGAAGTCCTCTCCGAGCGTGAATGGCCTGGTAAGTACATTCCCATCAGCCCGGTTTATGGTGATGAGTTCTGGATCGACGGCAAGCGCTTCCTCCGCAGCCTGATCAACGGGGCTAAAGATGCCCAGCAGATGTTGAACTTCTGGCGCACCAGTGGCACTGAACTGGTCGCCCTGGCTCCTCGCGTTCCCTTCATTGGTGAGGAAGGCGCATTTGACACCGATATCGAACGCTGGAATACGGCTAACACGAAGTCTCATCCGTTCCTTGAATATACTAAGGGCAAGCAAATGCCACAGCGTCAACCGCTGGATGGCGGCGCAGCGGCAGGAGCGCTTCAGGAGGCGTTGAACGCTTCGGATGATATCAAGTCCATTACCGGCATTTACGACGCTTCCTTGGGTGCTAGATCGAATGAGACGAGTGGGCGAGCGATCATGGCTCGTCAGCGCGAGGGTGATGTTTCCACTTTCCATTTCATCGACAACCTTTCCCGCGCCATTCGGCACACCGGGCGGATTATCATTGACCTCATTCCGCACGTCTATGACGCCCCCCGCATTGTGCGCGTGATTGGTGAGGATGGGTCGCAAAAGGCACAGCAGATCAATTCCCCAGCCCCTGTCATGGGCGAGGATGGCAAGCCGGAAGTCGATGAGTTCGGCCAAGCTGTAATGGCTCTGCATGATCTTACGGCGGGGAAGTATGATCTCACCGTATCGACTGGTCCTAACTACACAACGCAGCGGCAGGAAACTGCTGACCAGATGATGCAGCTTATTCAGGCTTATCCTGCTGCTGCTCCGCTCGTGGGCGACATTCTGGTCAAGTCCCTCGATTGGCAGGGCGCTGATGAGATTGCGGAACGTATCCGCCGCATGATCCCGCCCCAGGCTATGGGCGAGCAGGGCATTCCGCCTCAGGTTCAGCAGCTTATCGAGGCAGGTAAAGCCAAGATCGCGGAACTGAGCGCTGAGAACGAGCAGTTAAAGCAGGGCCATGCCATCGATATGGCGCGTATTCAGGCAGACAAGGAAACGACCGCAGCCAAGCTCGTAGCCGATGAGGAAAAGGCTATGCAGGAAATCGCCATGAAGGAGCGCATCGCTCAGGCAGAGATTGACAGCCGCGAACGCATCGCTCTTCTCAACGCAGAAACACGCCGTCCAGCAGTGAACGGTTTCGACACTACCAACGCACCAACCCAATAAGGAGTGCACTTATGACCGACGAAATCGCCCCGCTTCCAGAACTGGCAACAGCAACTCCGGAAGTCGCGGCACAGCCGGAAGTTGAAACCGAAGCCCCTTCGAGTGATATCGAAGAGGTTGTTCTTCCCAAGGACGTTGGCGAAGAAGAGGACAATCTTGAAACCGCTCCCGAACTAGAGTATGTAACTGTAGAACGGAACGGGAAGACGTTTCAGGTGCCGAAGGAACTCGAAGGTGAGTTCTTTATGCAGGCTGATTACACGAAGAAAACCCAGACCGTTGCCGAACGGGCCAAGGCACTTGATGAGCGCGAACAGCAGCTTACCAAACAAGCCGAAGTTAGTGAGGCTGAACTAGACGCTAGGGCTGTGCTCAAAGGTGTCGCATCCGAGCTTGCTGAATATCAGAAGCTCACAGCGGCAGACTGGCAGGCCCATCTACAGAATGACCCCTACGGCACTCAGCAGCATCGTTTGCGGTATGAGGCCCTTAGGGACCAGAAAGCGGAACTGGAAGGCACTATCCGCACCGCAGAGACTCAGCGGACTGAGAAAACGCAGCAAGAATTTGCCAAGCGTGTTCAGGAAACCCTAGAGGCTGCTTCAACTATCATCCCTGGCATAACCGCCGAAACGCGTGGTCCTGCTATAGACAAGCTGGTTAGCTTCGCAAACTCCGAGGGAATCCCGGAGCAGGTGCTGAGAGATAACTGGAGCCCTGTGCTCCTCAAGCTTCTCCATAAGGCCCACATCGGCGCGCAAGCCATCGCAAAGCAGTCTGCGCCCAAACCTGCCCCAAAGCAGCCTATAGCGCCACTCGCTACTGTCAAATCTGGGTCTAGCCCAGAGGTTTCCCGGTCCCTCTCGGACTTGGCCGACAGCAACGATATGAGCGCCTATATCGCGGCCCGCAAGGCAGGGAAAACGCGCTAATCATAGGAAAGTCCTAAATGGCAAATACGACCCTTACCGCGAGCATTATCGCCGCAGAGGCCATCTCCATCCTCGACAATAACCTTGTGATGGGCAATCAGGTCTTCCGTGGCTACGAAGACGAGTTCGACAAGAATATCAACGGCTACAAGGTTGGCGATACCGTCACCATCCGCAAGCCGACTGATTTTCAGGTCACTGACGGCGCCGTTATGGCTGTTCAGGATGCTGTCGAAGGTTCGACCTCCATTGTCGTCAACAAGCGCAAGCACGTTGCGTTCAAGTTCACCTCTCAGGATCTCACCCTGAAGATTGGCGATCTGTCCGAACGCATCATCAAGCCCGCAATGGTTCAGCTTGCCAATCAGGTCGATCTCGATCTGATGAACCTCTATAAGGACGTGCCGAATTGGGTGGGTACTCCGGGCCAGACGGTGAACTCGTTCGCTGATTACGCCCTTGCTCCCCAGCGTCTTGATGAAGGCGCCGTTCCGTTCGATGGCCGTTCTTCGGTTCTGGCTCCTGCCGACTATTGGGGTATGCTGGGTTCTCAGACCGCGCTCTACATCAACGGCGCGAACCGTGATGCTTACCGTGACGGCTCTCTCGGCATGATCGGCGGCGTCGATACCTACATGTCGCAGAACGTCCCGACCCACCTCACCGGCTCCGATATCTCCGGCACTGTGAACCAGTCGGTTGTCACCAGCACGATCACCTATGCTGCTGTCAAGGATACGAACCAGCAGACCATTACCGTGGCCTCGCTCAACGTTAATCCAGGCGATGTGTTTACGATTGGTGCTCTCGGCGCTGGCGTCTATGACGTTAACCCTGTGACCAAGGCTGCTACGTCCTACCTGAAGCAGTTCACTGTGGTTTCGTACAGTGCCAATACGCTGGTATTCTCCCCGGCCCTGATCTGGACTGGTGCAAATCAGACTGGCTCTGTGGTTGGTGTGACCGACCTCAACACCCTTGCGATCACTGGCGTCGGCTCCAACAGCACCGCCTACCGTCAGAACATGGCCTTCCGCAAGAATGCCTTTGCTCTGGTCATGAAGCCGCTGGTTGCCCCTCCTGGCGCCGTGGAAGTGGCACGCAAGAGCTACAAGGGCCTGAATGTTCGCGTGATCCCGGTCTATGACGGCGTGAACGACGAAAGCGCCTACCGTCTCGATATCCTTTATGGTGTGAAGGCTATCGATCCTCGACAGGCCGTGCGCTTCAGCGGGTCGCCGTAAAGCCATGAAGAGGAAGTTTACACTACTTGCTCCCAAGCCGGTTGAACCAACCCTGACCAATAATCAGGTGCAGGCCATCCGCAATAGCGGGCAGTCAGCCTCCTTCCTCGCAAACAAATATGGTGTCCCGGTTGAAACCATCCGGGGCATCCAGTCTCTCAAAACGCACACTCTTTGAAAGGTAGCCATCATGGCAAAGAAGCAGCTTTCTGACGGCGGGCCTGACGGCACGGTTCTCGGGCAGTCCTCCACCGACAAGGTCGGGTTCTTCGGCACCTCTACCCCTGCGGTAAAGCAGACCTGCACCCTCGCAGCCGCCTTGACCGCAGGTACTACTACCCCGGCGAATATCGCGGCAGCAGTTGATGAAATCCACGCCGCTCTGGTCACTATGGGTCTTATCGCCTGATGCTGGTATGCGTGGGCATTCCGACTATTGATGGGAAGGTTCACGCGAACACTCTCGACTCCCTGCTCGCTGACACTCTCTTGGGTCACATGCAGGGAGTCCACTATCTGGTCAAAAGCGAGATGGGGTGTTCCCTCATTGGTGCGGCCAGAAACAAGCTGGCCAAATGGTTTCTAGAGACAAGTCAGGCAGACTGTCTTATATTCATCGATAGCGATATTAGCTGGAAGGGCGGAACGTTGACCGCACTCGCAAAGCGACCTCAAGATGTAGTGGGTGGCACTTATCGCGCTAAGTCCGACGCTGTGACATTCCATGTCCGTGGCATCCCCGAACAGGTTGATGACCTGATGCGGGTTGAGGGCCTTCCGGGCGGCTTTATCAAGATCAATCGCAGTGTGTTTGAGCGCATGGATAATGCAGTTCCATACACGACTGGTCAGGGCGAAGAGATGCGCAACTGGTTCCCCACTGAGGTAGTGGATGGGAGCCTGTGGGGAGAGGATTATGGCTTTTGCAGACTATGGCGCGAGAAGGGCGGGGAAGTCATGCTAGACCCTGCTATTCAGCTTCGTCACCATGACGGCTTCCGGGCCTTTACCGGCGATCCCTTGGAATGGATCAAGGAGCAGGTCAATGGTTGAAATCCTGCTTGGCTGTGGCTCGAACAAGACCAAGAAGCTCTATATCGGAGATGACGCTGATTGGCATGGACTGGTTACGCTGGACTTTGCCGATACGCATAAGCCTGATGTCGTGCATGATCTGGCTGTTCTTCCTCTTCCATTCCCCAGCAACTACGCTTCCGAAATCCACGCCTATGACGTGATGGAGCATATTGGGCAGCAAGGGGATTTCCGGTTCTTCTTCGATCAATGGGCTGATATCTGGCGTATTCTGAAAGATGGCGGCCTGTTCTTCGGCATTTCCCCACACCATACGTCACCATGGGCGTGGGGAGACCCTGGGCATACGCGTGTCGTTGGTGAAGAGCAGCTTATCTACCTGTCGCAACCCAATTACGATCAGGTTGGAACTACGCCAATGACCGACTATCGGTTCTGCTATGAGGTGGATTTTGACCTAATCCAATCCTACGTCGCGCCCAATGGGCAATACATCTATGTTCTGAAGGCCATCAAGCCCTCACGGATTAAGAGAGACTAGCTATGGCTCTAGCGAATTATTCCGACCTACAGGCCTCCGCAGTCGATTGGATGGAACGGGCGGGGCAGGCAGGTCAAGCGCCGGACTGGATCAAGCTCGCAGAGGCCAAGCTAAACCGTAAGCTCGGGGCAGTTGAGGTTGAGGCGTCCTTGAATAGCGTTGCCGCATCCCGAAATATCGACATTACATCGCTCTCCATCGTTGAGCCTATTGCGCTATTTATCTCGCCTCCGAGTGAGAATGAGCGGGAAATCCAACCGCAGGCTAACGGTACATATCCACTCATGGAAGTTACCGAAGCCCAGCCCCGCATCTATTCGATTGTGGGGACGAATATCCAATTCGACCGCATTGCGGATCAGGTCTATCCTTTCCGCTTTGTCTACCGCGAGCGCTTCGCCTTGTCGGACAGTGCACCGACGAACTGGCTCCTTACCAATCATCCGGACGTTTATCTCGCCGCAACGCTGATGTGGGGCGCCGGATACAATCAGGACTGGCAGAATGGCCCTGTTTGGAAGTCGATGCTTGACGAGGCAATCCCTGAAATCCGTCACACAATTTCCAAGAACAAGCGCGGCATCCTGAGGGTGGATCGTGCCCTGACAATGGTTAGTCGGAATTGGTACTATAACAATGCGGATTGGCTCTGATGCAGGTTCCGTTTGGTCCATACGCGCCGGATAGGGGGGTAGTCACTCCCGGCATTCTCGTGACGGCAAACAACGTCCTGCCGATCCCTGACGGCTATGGTCCCGCTCCGACTATGGTTCTTCCGGGAACGGGCAGTGCACTTCCTGCGGCGCCTCGTGGGATGGTTACAGCGGTTAAGCGCGACGGCACAAGCCAAATCTTCGCCTTCACGGCTACAGCCATTTATTCCCTCGCTGCCGACTATACGTTTGTGCTGATTGACAACGGCTATTCCTGCACTCCGGGCGATGATTGGTCTTCGGTCCAGTTCGGTGATTACCTGCTCTATACAAACACCACGGACGGCATGTGGGCGTACAATATCGAGTTGGGTGGGGCTCCGTCCTATATCTCGGCAGCGGGCGACCCACGGCAGATTTTCGTCAATGCGAATATGGTCTTTGGCCTCGATTGCAAGGATAACTCAGGGAATCGGAACAATCGCCTCATCAGGAACAGCGATTTCAATGACCATACGGACTGGTCTGAAGGTTCTTCCGATCAGCAGCCACTAGAGAGCGGCGCAGAGCTTATTGCCGGTGTGCGTCTAAAGGGCGGCGCGGCAATCACCTTCCAGCGCGAGAGCATGCGTCTTATCCAGTTCGGCAATGCCGGTGGTGGCGCTCTATACTCACTTCAGGAGGTCGCAGAGGGTCGCGGTTCGGTCGGTGCCCGTTCGGTCATTGGCTTTGACGGCGTGGTGTATTTCCTCTCCACCAACGGCTTCTGGCAGTTCTCGTCTGGTGGCCTTGTGCCTATCGGTGACGGGTTCGTTGACAAGTATTTCCTAAACCTCGTGCCAACGCTGGAACTGAAGGACGTTCAGGCAACCATCGACCCATTCCGCAAGATCGTGCTGTGGCTCTATCCGGCTGGCGATCTGGTGCTTGGCTATAGCTGGGCTCCGAGCGTTACTAACCGCTGGTTTACATGGACAAGTACGGCAACATACCTGACCCGTCTTGCGACCTCTGGCTATACCTGGGACGCGGCTGGTGCCATCTGGGCAACATGGGACGATATGCCCGAAATCGCCTTCGATGATCGTTTCTGGCAAGGCGGCGAACAGTTCCTAGCGGCTCTCGACAACAACTTCATGCTCAACACCTATGCAGGTCCGAATGCAGAGGCAACGATCCGCACGTCAACACAGCCAAGCCCTGTATCGGGGCTGATTACGTGGGCAACGAGTGTTGATGACTGCTCGACTTCGACGCTGGAACTTGGCGTGTCGGACACCCTCTCCACAGCCATTACGCAGAAGCCAGCGGCGAGTAAGGTTGCATCGGGCCGAACTCCATTGAGGGGCAGAGGCAAGAATATCGATTTCGAGTGGACTGCACCGGCTGGCGCTACTTGGTCATACGCATTTGGCGTTGACCACATCGTTGCAGCTACAGGAGGCCCGCGATGAGTGGCTATACCGTCCTCGGCGGCAACCTTCAGACCAAATACACCAAGCTCACCACGACAAGCGCCACAACCATTCTCGACGGCGGGCAGTCTGGAGCAACGGCGGTTGCCATCTATGCATGCGAAATTTCGGGGAATACGCCAACGCTATCGATTGATCGATATGATGGCACTACGTCAACCTATGTGCGCCCTCCCGGGAAAGCCTTGGCCTCAAGAGAGGAAATCACAAAGGAAGTTCTCCTTGTGCTGAAGGCTGGCGAACTTCTCCGTGCAACTGCCAGCGCTGCAAATCAGGTCGATGTCATCGTCACCTACATTCCGCGAGATGCGACGGCCAAGGGCGGTGCAATGTGATCGTCCGAACCATCCCCATAGACCGGATTACAAGCGAATGGGAAGCCATAGAGCGGGCTTTAATTCCTGCACTGAGGCAAGACCCATCTTTCCGAGTTCAGGGCCTCTATGATCGTCTTATGGCTGGTCTGGCATGGGTCTGTGAAGTGAGCGACGGTGCATCAGGCTATTGGGTCATCACGCTCGATACGGACGGCGATGATCTTGTGGCTTGGACAACCGCCATTGCTGGAAAGATCGAAGGCGGTCCGAAGCAAAGAGTAAAATACATCAGGGATGCTGTCGTATTTCTGGAGAACATCATGGTTAACGCCGGGGTTACGGCGCACCGGATTTGTGGTAGAGATTGGTCGCGCGTACTGCCCTACTACTTGCCCTTTGAGGGCGCTCGCAACGGACTTGAGAAGAGGCTCGGATAATGGGCGGTCAAACCACTAACACCACCACTCAGCAGAGCGGTCTTTCTAATCCCGCAATGAATGCGGCAGCAACCACGATTGGCAACCAGCTTAACACGCAGTTGGCGGCTGGTGTAAAGCCATTTACCGGCTCTCTCGCTCCTGACCTATCCAGCGCAACGATGGGTGGCGTCAATGCCCTCACGAACAATCCGAACAATGCCGCTTATGGTCAGGGCATCACGAATGCTATCGGCCAGCAAGCGCAGATTGCAGCGGGTAACTTCGGTGCCGATCCTACTCGACAGCGCCTTATCGATGATGTGAGCACGAACACAAACGCCATTCTTCAGGGATCAGGGCGCTTCGGTTCCGGCTCTCACGAGAACGCGCTGATCGATCAGGTAGGCGGAAGCCTCGCGCAGTACGACTACGGGCGTCAACAGCAGGCGATTGCCAATCTCCCGACCCTGTACCAGTCCAGTATGCTCCCGGCCTCTGCACAGCTTCAGGCGGGCCAGATTATGGATGCCCAGGCCCTCGCCAAGGCGCAGGATGCAGAGCGCCTATTCGACCTGCAAAATAACTCAGGCTGGAATACACTCCAGCGTGGCGCCAGTATTTTTTCTGGTTCGGCTCCGGTCTCGGGTACAACGCAAACCGGGACAAGCACGACGCAAGTCCCGTGGTGGCAATCGGCTCTCGGAGTCGGCGCCGGTCTAGCAAGTTTCCTGTGAGGCATAAATGGCAACTCCCTTCCAAAGCCGTGGTTTCCTCCCCTTCGAAAACCCTGTCAGTCAGTGGGTAGAGCCCCGCCGCAATGCCCTTATGGGACTAAGCGCGGGCTTTTTGTCCGGTGATCCCTCCCGAGCCATGACCGGCGCTATGCAGGGTGCGCAGCTTGACCAGCAATATGGGCTACAGCAGGCGGAACTAGCCCAAGAAGCCGAACAGACCAACATGACCAAGGAATGGCTGCGTCAGCGTGGCCGTGATGACCTCATTCCCCTAGTGGATGCAGGGCAGGGCATGTTTGCGTTGCAGCAGGCTACACAGACGGCAGACAACACGCGGGGCGTCGTGATTAACGGGCAGCTTGTTAACCCGGCAACGGGCGAAACGATGGGTGACTATCGCGATGCGGCAACCGGCTCTACTGAATACGGCTTGACGCCTATTTGGGGGCAGATGCCAGACGGTACATTTGGGTATGGCGTTCAGGGTAAGGACGGAACATTCCAACGCGTCGATACTGGCGAGCTAAATCCTCTCGATCCCCGCTCGTTGGCTGGGGAACGTGCCTTTGGTACGGCTGTTGGCACAAGTCAGGGCGGCGCGGCGGCTGGCGCTCAGGGCGATATCTCAACAGCAACGCAGGCTCTGGATATTCTCGACCAGATTGAGACTAGCCCTGAACTGCCATGGGCGACGGGAACGAGCGCCGGTCTTGGTGGTAATCGCATCCCAGGAACAGGACGCTATGGCTTCCAGAACCTTGTCGAGCAGGCAAAAAGCGGTGCGTTCCTTTCTGCAATTCAGCAGATGCGCGGCATGGGCGCTCTTTCGAACGCTGAAGGACAGGTTGCTACAGCAGCTATTACGCGAATGGATACGGCGCTCTCTGAAGCGGACTTCCGTAAGGCCCTTGCTGATTATCGCGCGATTGTCGAAAGAGGCTTGGAGCGCGCTCAGGGGAACGTAGGCAGGCAGCCGAACGTCAATGCGCCCCGCCCCCAGCAGAACAGCGGTACGACCTCTGGCGGCCTAACGTGGAGCATTGGTAATTAAATGGCAAAACTCACAATCGGCAATCAGACTGTTACGGTTGGCGATGAGTTCCTTCGCATGTCTCCGGAGCAGCAGCAGGCGACGGTGGACGAGATTGCCGCCTCTCTCGGTGCGTCTGCTCCACAAGAGGATGCTTTCGCCGCTGCCTCGCGTATGAGCCAGTTTGGCCCCGGCATGGATACGGCAGCACCTGCATTGCCAGTTCAACAGCCCGGACGCCCTGACATTCTGGGTTCTACAGCGGCAACGCTTGGCGGCATCGTCAATTCCATCCCCATCCTTGGCCCTATGTCTCAGGCGGTATCAGACAACCTTGTAGGTGTTGGCGCACAGCTAACAGGCGGCGATTATGGCGAGGCGAGAGATGCAGCAATCAAGCGCCGTCAGGAATTGGCAGCGGCAAACCCCATTGCAAACATCGCGGGCAATGTCGGCGGGGCTATTGGCTCCTTTGGCGTCATGGGCGCAACGCAGCAAGGCGCTAATGCGCTAGGCATGGCAGGGCCGACTATGGGCCGGATCGTCAATTCAGGCCTTTCAACGCTTGGCCTGACCGCTGCCGACAACATGGTTCGCGGACAGGCGCCAACAGAAGCCCTTGGTAACGCTATCGCTCCTAGCGGCATTGCGGCGGCAATCCCAGCCGTTGGCGCGGGAGCTAGCGCAGTTGCTCGTGCTGTTGGAGAGAAGGTTTCGCCTATCGTCCAGTCTGTAACCGATCCTGTTATGGAGGCGGCGCGGCGCGTTGGCGTGGCTGTTGGGCGCGACGTATCGGCAAACCCCAATGCCGTCATGAGCGCGGCTGATGAGGCTGTAGCGCGTCAATCCGGCTTGCCGCTGATCAATATCGACAGGGGCGGCGAAACCACTCGCGCCCTTGCTCGCTCTGTCGCTAACCAGTCTCCCGAGGCTCGTGCCGCTATTCAGCGCACAGTTGAGGATCGATTTACCTCCCAAGCCCCTCGCGCCGTCAATTTCATCAAGCAGCTAACGGGCGGCAATGTCGATGATTTGGCGTTCCAGGCCAATTTGCAGCAAGCCGCTCGACTAGCGAACGCGCCCGCATACAAAGCGGCGTATGAGGCCCCGCAGGCTCGCGCGGTGTGGACGCCTGAAATCCGCAACCTCATGCAGGCCGATCCCTTCCGCACTGCCATCCAGCAGGCAGAGAGCACGGCTAAGAACTCTGCCGCTGTGACTGGCGGGAAGGCTGTGATCAACCCATTTGTATTCCTAGATGATGGGTCTGTGACGTTGCGCACTATGCCGGATGGCTCACGCGCCCTTCCAAACCTTCAGTTCTGGGATGTTGTACAGCGGAACTTGCGTCGTCAATCAGAGATGGCAGCGCGCCAAGGCGACAACCTCCTGGCAAGCCAGATTGGCGATATGCGCCGTCAACTGAATACCGTGCTCGATACCGCAGTCCCGCAGTTTCAGCAGGCACGGCAGGGCGCGGCAATGTTCTTCGGTGCTGATGATGCTCTTGGGGCGGGGAAGGTGTTCGCTAACCAGCCTCGCGCCATCCCCGAAGCACAGCAGGCCTATAAGGCATTCAATGATGCCGAGAAGCGGGCCTTTGCGACTGGCTACGCATCCGAACTGATCGACAAGATCAAGGCTTCAGGGGATCGCCGTAACATCATTCAGCAAATGTTTGGTTCGCCAGCCGCACGGGAAATGAATGAACTAGTCTTCGGCCCTGCGAAGGCGCAACAGCTAGAGGCGTTTGTAAAGGTTGAGGCGCTTGCCGATCAGCTTCGAGGAGCTATGGGCAACTCGACAACGGCCCGTCAGCTAATGGAGCTTGGGATCGGCGGCGGCGCAGGCTTTGCGCTCTCTGGCGACTGGATGGGAGCACTGACTGGCGCGGCGCTTGCCAAAGGGGGGCGCTATCTGGGCGAGAAGGTCGATGCTAAGGTTATGCAGGAAGTGGCGAAGCTGCTTACTTCCGATAGCCCTGAAGCCCTTCAGAAAGCCGTATATAACGCATCTCTAAGCCCGAAGTGGATGGCGGCGCTAGATCAGATCAGCGCCACGCTTGCCCCTGTATCTCGTGGTCTGGCGCAACAGGCTAATGGCTCTGAAGTGACAAACAACAATGCGCAGCCGCTCCGCATTACGGTCAACGGCGCTGGTTCTTACGGAAATTAGGGAAGGGCTTTGAAGTACGCCATGGTTCCGAACACGATGCCCAGCAAGACAATGCCAGCCCACCATTCAAGGCCGCGTCCCGCAATCTGCCAGTCCTTCGGCGGATGGGAATTGATCGGAGTTGCGCTATCGTATGGGTTTGGCCCGGTATCGCTCGGCAGTCGGATATTCAGTTTCATGTCATCTCTCCTTTCCTCTAATATGCGTCTAAGCCCGGAGACGGTCAATGGCCATTGAAATCGCAGAAGTCATTGAGACTGGTCCCGGCTGGAATCGTGTTCGTGGCACAGACGGCAATATCTACACGTTGCAGGGCGACTATAACTGGCGCTCCAATAATCCCGGCAACATCGAATATGGTGATTTCGCCATCAGCCAAGGCGCAATAGGCTCAGGAGCGGTCCCGCAAGGCCGTGAGCGTGGTTTTGCGATCTTCCCGACGCTAAGTGCTGGGGAAGAAGCAAGGCGGGCCCTACAGTTCGAAAGCCCACGTTATCGCGACCTCACAATTGAGCAGGCAATCAGCCGATATGCCCCGCCCAATGAGAATAACACTCAAGCCTATATCAATGCTGTGACACGGGCTGCTGGCGTTCCTTCTGGCACGAAAATGTCTGAACTTACGCCCCAGCAGCAGACGGCATTCCTTGCGGCACAGGCACAAGTCGAAGGCATGCGTCAGGGTGATATCTACAACGCACAAGGGGTTCGACTTCCCCCTAACGAAATCCCGAATATGGTTGGGACGGCGCTTTCGGTTGTACCAACGCCGCGTGTTTCCCCAAGCCCTGCCATGATGTCTCCGGACTTGTCTCTGATGCGTAACCCGCAGATGAGCAGTTCCGCCCGCATGGCTCAGGTGACGCCTCCGCTTCCCCAGCCACGCCCTGCCTCGCCCATGGACATTGCCAGAGCGCCAGGAACGACTGTTGCCACAATCCCAACCTCAATGCGCCCCGGTCAATCCCAGATCGAACGCATTACGCCCATGCCATCAGCGCGTGAAATCGCCATGGCTCCGGGCACGACTGTTGCAACCATTCCCACATCAGGGATTGGACAGCCCCCGGCCACTCGATCCGTTCCATCCGTGCCCTATAACCTTCAGCCGACCGCACGAGAGATTGCGCAGGCCCCTGGTACGACGATTGCGACCATCCCGACATCTCCGCAGCAGCTTCCATCGCTTCCCCGCACTGTTCCGGGGCAGTCAACGATTGAACGCAATCCGCCCGTATTGAATGCCATGCAGGCGACCGCAGCGACAGCCCCTAGGACCATGAACATGGGTTCGCGGGATAGTGTGGCGAATGCGGCATTGGGCCAGCGCGTTGGGCAGCAAATAGCCCCGGCGTTCTCCCCACTCGATCCTTTTGAGCGCCTAGCACCTAATCCCATTGTGCAGCCTTCATTCGTGCCGCTCAATCAGCCGCCAATTCAGGTTGTTCCGTCTGCGCTTCCGCCCCTCTCGTCCATTGTTCCATTGCCACGGAGAAGGCCCGCAACGCCCATTGCGCCCATGAGGCAGGCTATGCCCCAGCAAATGCCGCGAATGGCCCCACAGGCCTCCCCTATGGCTCGTATCGTGGTGAATGGTGCAGGATCGTACAACGCACCACGTCCCCAGCCCATGACGCCAATCCAATCGCTCATGGCGCAAGGAATGTCACAGGCACAGGCCTATAATGCCCTTACGCAGCGAGCCCCAACGCTAGAGGATAGGGTAACGGGCAGAACGGGCCTTTCCTCCTATAGCGGAACTGCTCAAAGCCTTTCGTCCTAAGCGAATTTGTGAGAGAATAAACCATGACCGAAATCACCGATCTATCAGTCACAGATTCCAGCAATACCAGCGTTACAGGCGAAAGCCTTGACGGCTCGATTGCGAATATGGGGCGCATGGATAACACGCTTCAGGCGGTTATGGGTCTGCTGGCGCGTTCGATCAGAACCAACGTTCTCCGCTTCCTCGACAATACGGACCCGACGAAGAAGGTAAAGCTAGACCTTTCCGGGCTTCCGACAGCGACCGAACGCACATGGACAGCCCCATACTACAGCGGCACCCTTGGCCTCGTAAGCGATATCAGGGGGCATATTTACGGCCTGACGCTTTCGAACAATGTGACGGATGCAACGAACGATATCGACATTGCGGCGGGTTCGGCTGTGGATACGACTGGCGTTGTATCGATGCTTCTGGCTTCCGGCCTAACCAAGCGACTAGACGCGGCGTGGGCGGTTGGGACCAATCAAGGCGGTCGCATGTCTGCCGCTGCAATTGCCAACACGACTTATCACGTCTTCCTCATTCGTAGGCCAGATACCGGCGTTGTTGATGTGGGTTTCGACGTAAGCCCAACGGCTCCGACCCTCCCTGCAAACTATACGCAGTTCCGCCGTATCGGGTCAATTAAGAGAATTAGCGGGACTATCCTCGCGTTCTGGCAGAACGGACGATATTTCGAGCTTGTGACCCCGGTGCAGACCCTCACGGCTACTGGGAATTTTGGCACAGCAGCAGTAACAAGGCCGACAAGTGCCGTTGATCTTGCAATTCCTGTTCGGATTATGGTTCGATCCGGTTCAGCAAGCGGCGCGACAAACACTAGATATTCTTCTTTTAACACCGCAGACGTAGCTGCTGCTTCCGGAAATTCTCAATCAGTTTCCACCCCAACATATTTTGGAGTTCAACAATTCGATGTGGTTGTGAACACCAGCAATGAGTTCAGAGAGCGGCGTGACTTTTCAGCAGCAGACTCTTTTATTTCTATTATTACAGTAGGATGGACTGATACGGCTCTATAAGGAGGAACCGAGTGCTCGATACATATTTTGGCGTAGTACGAGAGAGTTTGGGGGCACAGGACGGCCCCGACTCTACTGCTGCATTCCTAGAGGGTATGGAGTATTGCTTTACAAGGCGACTACCGTTTGAACTCACCCAAGGGACAGCGTTTGTTAGCAGCAAAATAATCAATCGGGGCGTCTCGATGATTGGCGCGGTAGACAAGGCCACAAGCTCAATTATTCGTGGCTTGCCTGGGATGCCCGATGGAGACGAATACATTCGATTTGAGACAGGCGCTGGGTCGGGATACCATGATTTTATCCGGTTCGAAAACTTCAGGATCGAACCCACAACGAGCGGAACGATAAGAGGCGGGAAGGCCTTTCATGTTGTCACGAGCGGCCACACCAATCTAGGACAGATGGCTATCCGGCGTCTTTATCTCGGCGCTGGTCGAGATACATCTCTGAAAATCACTAATGACGGAACCGCGAATCCCCAAGGAAACCCTTCGAACGCCGTCATTGAAGAATGCTCCCTATTTGAAGGCGCAGACCTCTACAAGATAGGCGACAATGTATCCATCCGAGACAATTTTATCATAACTTCTCAGGGCTCGGGTCGGCACGGACTAGTGGTTTATGCAGTCGATCAAGCCGGAGGGGTTGCTTCGTTCACCGACATACGCCGAAACGCCATGAACGCAGATGGAAGCGCTATTATCATTGATCGTGGCCGAAACGTCCGGATAACTGACAACAACATCGAAAGCAGCCACGGCACCGGGGTAAACGCTACAGTTGTTCTCCTGAGAGGCGCAGGCGGTTCGTTATCAATGCCCATTGTTCGCGGTAATGCTATTGGGGTGTTCGGTGCGAGCAACGATCAGGTCGGAATAAATGTTCAGAATACGGAATTTGCACAAATCCGAGAGAACAACATTATCACCGACAGGGTTCGATCGCACGCTATCGCTATAGGCGCATCTAAATCGGCCCGCATATACGATAACAAGGTAAGCCCTGAATGGACTAATAACCTTCTGGATGGAGGGGTTGGCACACTCGGGGGCGGTTTCTACGAGAGTTCCCTATGACCCTCACAGCGCTAACCCTTCAGGGAGAATGAACGAGAATGTCAGTGTTTTATGTGGCCCGATCTCTTCGAGGCGGTAAGCTCGATCAAATTCAGGTCGAGAGCCTAGACGCTATTCTGAAGGCTTGGGAGAAGTATGGCGACGGCGATAACCGCAAGCTCGCCTATATCCTCGCCACCACTCAGCACGAAAGCAATTTCAGGCCAATCACCGAGAACCTGACCTACACCAGCGCCGCTAGGATCAAGCAGGTGTGGCCGTCTCGTTTCCCCACTGTGGAGAGCGCCAAGCCCTACGTCAAGAGCGCTCAGAAGCTCGCTAATTTCGTCTATGGCGGGCGTATGGGTAATGACGAAAAGAACGATGGCTGGACATACAGAGGCCGTGGTTATGTGATGCTTACCGGCTATGCGAACTACGAGAAGTTCAACAAGCTGATTGGCGAGAGCCTGTCAGGTTTCCCGGAACTGGCACAGCGCCCCGAGTTTGCCGCCCGTATCATCGTCGTAGGGCTTCTGAAGGGCATGTTCACCGGCAAGAAGCTGGGTGACTACATCAATGCCTCCAAGACCGATTACATCAACGCCAGAGCGACCGTAAACGGCGATGTAAAGGCCAATGGTGCCAAGATCGCCGGGTATGCCGAGAAGTTCGAAACGGCCCTGGAAAAGGCCCCAGCGTGGAATGGCGCTACAAAGATCAATGCCCCTGAGATCAGGCCTATAGGAGTCGCGCCCCTCAAGCCTGTAGTTATCAAGCCGTATAACAAAGATGACTATATCAAGCCTACCGTATGGGATAAATTCACCTCGTGGCTCCGTGCCCGCTTTGCATAAGGACTGAAACTATGAACCTCGGAACTATTCAGCAGCTTGTTCGTATCGTGCTCTACTCTGCCGGTGGAGTATTCTTTGGCTCTGGTGTCGCTGATGGCGATCTTTTCCAACAGGTGCTTGGTGCATCTGGCGCCATCGTGGCCTTCTTCTGGTGGCTGGTGTTTGAGCGCAATCGCCTCGAAAGCAAATGAAGCTATCCATCATCCTAGCCCTGCTCAAGATCGTGACAGCAATCATGTCCTTTCTTGAGCAGCAGCGCTGGAAAGCCGAAGGAAAGCGGGAAGCCAATGCCGAAGCACTCAAGGTCCATGATGAGCGTGTTGCCCAAGCTAATGCTGCCCGCGTTGATGCTGATGAGCTTGCAGGGTTGCACGTATCTACAGACCCCTTCAACAGGGATAATCGTCAGTGACTTTTGCGCTATCGCCAAGCCGATCACATACAGCGCTAGTGGTGATACTGAACCAACCCAACAGCAGATACGCAGTCACAACGCCGCGTATCTGAAAATTTGTCCGAACCAACCTTAACCCCATTCGTTAGACCCTTTATGAGTATGGCTGTGGCACTATCCGAACGCGAGGCGGGCGACATCATCCGCCGAATCATCAGCCTCGAAGAAGGGGTCAAAGACCTTCGCTCTGAGGTCCGTGGGCTTGATGGGAAGGTAGACGGCATCTTAAGCAGGTTCGACCAGATCGATGGGGGCCTTAAAGTCGCCATCTGGGCTTCCGGGTTCATCGGCGCAGTCGGCATGTTCGCCTTGACCAAGATCGCCCCGCTCTTTCTCGGCTTCTTGCCCAAGGTCTAGGTTTGTCTCACTCACTGCCATAAGCGCCTGTATCAGTGCTGCTATTGATATAGGACTCATAGATATAGCTCCAATCTTTTGAACTGGAGCTATCTTGCTTTGGAAAGGTTAAGTCGGCGTTAACGGCTTGGCCCACATCACCTGAAAATACCAGTGATCCTCATGGCGGTCCCAGCACAAGTGGAAGATACCCCCAGTCGAAGGCCCAGCCACTTCCCCAGCCCTCATCCCTCTTGATCTCAAACTTCATTTTCCCAAATCCTTCTTCCAATCCTCACGTTTGTACGGAATGCGCAGAGCCTTCGCCATCGCCTCAACGCGATCCTTGACCTTGCCGCGTTTAATCTGCGTCAGGCCGGTATTGTTGTGGTGCCTACGGGTCTTCACTTCCCAGCCCTCTGACTATCGTATGACCGCTTGCTTACATCTATGATCTTTCGAATGGGCTTTTGATAGGTGATGCTGTTCCGCATCGGCTCTGCGTTGTAGCTACTGCCCATTAGTCTTCTCCCGGCTTGTCAACAACGTCCCATTCGATCATGTTGCTTCTTGTTTGACGCGAAGATCGCCGCACACGCCCGAGGCGTTCCATAAGCTTCAATCTCGCCAAAATCTGCTCTGAGTTAGCTACTTTCGGACGAAGGATATTTCTGATCACATACGTGACGCAACTTGTCCCGCCATGATTTTGCATCATAGCATTAATGATCTCGTCGTCAGTTACCTTGATCATTGTCCCACCACCAATCTAATCCCCTCTGAAACCTCATCCTTGCCCACTGAGATAGCAGCCAAGGCCATGTCTGCGACCTTACGGTTCTGACCGCGCTGAGTATGCAGGCTCATCATCTCCTGGGCCTCCTGACTGTCTAGGCGCTTTCTCTCACGAGCGTAGTATTCCTTGCGGTTCTCAATCTGACCGTCAAGCTTAGCTATTTCGGATATAGCCTGATCGTGACGGCTGGTGAGATAATTGCCCAGTTCAATTTCAGGGCCGATAATAGGTTCGGTCAAAGGCTTGCGAGCGGTCATTTTGACGATCCTGTCAGTTCTACGACTTCTTGCTCAATCTCCACCGTTTCCGTGAACTTCAGGATTTCGTAGTTTTCGAAGGGAATTAGGCCGTTGTAGCCATGGGGTCGGCCACGACTGATCAAAGCTTTGACCTTAGAAAGTTCTCCCCACTGGTCCGTGCCATTGCGTGACGAGTAGAACTCGCCATACGTGTCGGCCTTTTCTGGAAACCGGATACGGTAGTATGTTCTGGTAAACTTCTCGCTCATTCGCTCTTCTCCTTGCTTCTCATCATCGCGCTATGCTCTCGACAATAGCTGCCGTTAACGGTAGGTTCATTGCAGAACAGCTTGGGATATGCGTTCGTAACGCACCATGCGCAGCCAGTCCGGTGTTCCAAATCAACCGGCTTTGAGCCAGCTAGCGGTTCCCAAGCCTTCGACCTCAAAAGCCTATTGTCTGGCTTCGTAACCGGGCTCCAATCCATAGCCTGCATACGTGCTTTAGAAAGCTTCTGCTGTTGTGGATTCCCACGGCGCCGGTCCCTTTGTACGACCGACATCGGCGTGTAGTTTAGGTCTTCAAACATCTTTCCTCCTGCTTGCGAACTTCCGTGACGGCCACTTGTGATTGGCTGGGGAAGGTATGGCTTTACGCTTCTTCCGTAGCTCCTCTGGCCCTAGCTCTCTCCGAATGCGTCTGCCCTTTGCCTGCATTGGAATGTCATAGGTTCTGGTTTTAAACTTATGGTGGGCAGGACAACACGCAACGCAATTGTCCAACCCGTTGCTATCCTCATCCAAAGCCGACTTCGGGTAGTGGTCGAACTCCACACCAAGCGCTAGGGATGTCGTACAGCGGTTTTCTGGCTCAAGGCCATATACGGTGCCCATTGCCTCGCAAATGCCACCAGAACGCAGCAGCGCAGCTTTGCGAGTGGCTTTGGAGAACTCAAGGCGCCCCACTACTGGCTCTTCCTAAACTTGATATCCTTAGCCTCATCACTCGGCCATGGCGTATGCGCCTTTTCGCCAATCGCCCTTGCAAACGTGTCGGTCATCTCCTGCCACCAATCAGGATCGCAAGTTGTCATGCCATACTGATCTAGCGGCGCTCCTGAGCGGGCCTTGATAGCGTTGAACTCGTGATAGGCATACCATAGCAGCCCTCTTAGCCTAGATGCGTCATGTTCCATTTCATTCTCCCTCGTATTGCCAGAGCACGGCATTGCAGTAGGCATGAACAGCGCCGATGGTCATTCCGGTCTCGTGAGAGTGATGTAGGTGGACAGGGTGTTTCAGAAAGTTCTTCGGAAACAGCTTCCAGTTAATCACTCGGTCGGTGATGGAGCGTGGTGGATAGCGGTTAAGTTCAGACTTGCAGTACCAGCACTTTCCGTCCTGCTGTCGAACATATTCCTCTCTGGCGTTACGACGCTCCTGCCACTCTGCTCTGTCGTAGTTAATGGGTAGCTCCAAGCTCATTCCCTCGTCCTTTCGTAAAATCCCCCGCGCTCGGCTTCGGTCAATTCGATGCCATTCATAGCGCAGAACGCTAGAGTATATTCCAGAAGCGACGACGCACGAGAAACACGCATGCGCGAAGTGCTTTCCCGAATAGCGACAAACTCGCCCTCAATACCAGGAATGACCTCGCCACCCGATCCTGTTGCCACCGAGTGAGCCGAGACAAGTAAAGCTTTCCAATCTTCAAGGCTTCTCTCCTTACCTGCCCACTTCATACCGGACTTCGATATGTCGCCACAGATTGCGTGGAACTTGGCATTCTGGTCTGTCGAGCGCTTCGGATCCTTAATTGTGACGATCCAGTTTGGCGGAGCCGATCTAACAGCCTCTATAGCGTTAGACCGTACTCGGTCGCTGATCAAAGTGAAGCTAGTCATCGAACGTCTTTGAGGATAGAGATTAGCTCCTCAGCCTCTTGTTGAGAGTTGAGCATGCCATTCCCCCATTCCGACCAAAAAGGCCACCACCAGCGCCAGACTTGAACCGCCCACATGCGGGAGTAAAATCGGTCGCGTGCTACTCGATATTTGTAAGAGAACATCAGCTAAGTCCTCCCAATACGAACTGGACGCGCTTCCGATACTCATCCTCAAGCCGGTCAACCATGGCCGTAGGCAGGTGCAAGTAGGCCTCGTTACTCGTGTATTTGTCATCGAAGGCCACGAGGTCTTTCTCACTCGCACAACGGCTCAATGCCTCTAGGGCTTCGGATAGGTAGATTTCGTCTGCAAGAGTTTTCATTTCTCAATCACCCTGTACGCAATGATGTCGTAATCCTCGCCGTGGTGAATCCACCAACTACGTGCTGTTCTCTGCGGTTCAACCCCTTCTAATCCTGAGCGGCCCCATTCAGCCGCCGGGATGGAATTTCCGTCTCGCCGCCGTCTCGGAACCTGACCAGAACCATAACGTCCGGATCAACTGGCATTCCAGAACCGTCATGATCTCGCCACCCGTTTACCATCCACTCTGTCATTTCTGTTCCTGCTCCAACTTGTCGAGGCTATCGTTCGGAGTGACGCCTCCGTCAGCCTGCATAGCCGCCCTCTCATCCAACTCCGCTGCTTTGTCGGCCTTTTCTTCGTCCAAATGTGTCTTCCAGTCATCCGGCAGGCTGTCATAGGCCTCGGTAGTGGCCCTGTGCGTCCATAGGCGATCGAAAGCCTCTCGCGTGACACACTCCCTATTGGCTTTGGAAAGGCGGTCATATACGGGCCTGCTGGCCGCTTTGGTCTTTACCGGTGCGGGGGCGGGTTTGTCCGATCCGCTGTCATGGTCAGAAACCTGCTCGGGATCGTCGCCAGTCTCAATCTGGAATAACTTGAACAGGACATACTTGTTAGCACCAGTGATGGCCTTATAGACGCCCTTGTCGCCTACAGTGCCATTCTTTGCCCGGTCATTGCCCATACCGGCAGCGGTGATCTTTTCCGGCCAGACTTCACCATCCTTGTGGACTAGGGTATAGTCGATCAAGACAGACACGTTGCCGTATTCATCGATAGGGCTTACGTTCTGGATGGACGGAAGGAGCATCAAGCCCGCTTCAACCATGGCAGGGCGAAGGACAGCCAGAAGTGCACCTTCCCCAGCAAATTTGTAGCCGTGGAAACTGTTGGTTCCGGTTTTCTGAACGTAGCTCACGGCGCTCATCACCTGATGAAGGGCGGCGGCAATCTTGGGGCATTCGGTCATTGTGCTTCCATCCATGCATTCCAGGTATCAACATTTCGGGCCATTGAAATGTCCCATCGGGCATATCCGCGCACCCGCTTTGCCTCTGCCAGATACTCAGCAGCGCTTTCAGGAAATTCACGGGCCATCATTGACCATTCCTGAGCAGTCCTTCGAAGCCCAAGCGCAGATCGAATATGCGCATCTCTGATTGATGTTTGTGTCACGTCCTCTATCCTCTGTTGGGGGATTGAAGATGCGC